GTTAATTCTCCATTTGGATTCTTCTTTAGATAGAGCAAGCACAGTATCAAAACTGTGATCATCCCACTCGATACGTGTATTTGGAGTAAAGTCATCTTTAAATTCCTCTAGTATTTTACGTAAGGGTTCTAGGCTATTCTCTGCACCATTCACAAAGTCAAAGCCTAAGTTAGCAACACGATCACCTACATACTGCTGAAACAACTGCGACATAGTATCATTAGCTACCTCTTGTTTAATAGGTTCAGCTATCTCGATACGCTTGAAGAGATCTTCATAGGCTGTACGTGTAGCGGTGGTCATGCTTGCATTGATACGATTGAACACAGCCTGTAAGTCAGACACAGATAGGTCACCACCATATGTTTCCATACCTGCATCTAGTGCTTGCTTTATCTTACGTACATCCTTGGTAAAGATTTTGTCAGGGCATCGTATGCCTTTGTGTTGATCATAAAACTCTTTATCTAGTAGAGTCTTTATCAGTGCCAGTTCCATCATCTTTGTTTATCTCCTCTCGTTCTATTGCTCTTCTTCGTTCCTCATCATCGAAGCCTCTTACTATTGGTACAGTTTTATTTGTATCAAAGTCTACTATTATACCAGTGTTCCACTTAGCGCACTCCTCTTGTGCATCCTTTAAGTTGTCGAACAGTCTAGGCTTGGGGTAGTTCTCAAACACTGCACCCTCTGGTACATACATGATATCACCGTCCACGTCAATTACTATTGCTAGTCTCATTCCATAACTCCTTCATATATTCTGCTTCAACTATTTCTTTTGGGGCAATGTTTTTACCCATGTATCCTCCATAAAACATGTTCCAATTAGAATGTTTTAAGTAAGTGTAATGCCATTTAGTTTTTGTTTTAGGCTTACCGTTTTTAGTAAAACCTGCAGCCATTGTTATTTTAGCATTAATAATAGCAGGTTTTTTACCCTTTTCTAAGAAAAATACTTGTCCTATCTTTTTAGGTTTTGTTTTTATGTCAGTCTTTTTATAATTGCTAGGATCAAAGGGATCGCTCTCTAACGTTTTGATGAAATCCTCATGTGTCATTACATAACTCCTTTAGTTTCTCTAAGTCTTCTTCCATCCTATATTTAATATCATCCATTAGATTCATAGCTGTTGTCTTACGCCCTGTCCACAACTCTATCTCTCTACGATACTCTACTGTCTTGCCAATGGCATCAGGATCAAGGGCAATGATTACCTTGTCATACTCCCCTATCTTTTCAAAGTGTTTAGGGTTCATGCTAGTACCCAGGATAGCCATAGCTGTAACGTAAGGTAACTCTTGGAATGCAACAATAGCAGACACAACATCCTCAACGATAAGTAAAGTCTTACCCTCACCTATTGTATAGTAGTCAGCCTCACCTGTGTAGCGATACCACTTAGGGTTTTGCTTCTTACCTACTGCCCTACCCACCGCATCAACAATCCTACCGTCATGCTTAATAGGAAAGACAACACGTTCATCCTTCACATCATACATGGTATGACCTATTGCTATACCCCACCGTCTTGTGTAGCGTTGGTACTTAGTGTGTGATGCCTTTGGTGTCACCACATATTCAGGTATCTCCATAGTATCCTTCTCTTTCTTTACGTTTGTGTACGCACGTTGTAGTTGTTGTTGCTCTCTGTATCTGTGTATCTCTGCTGCTGTCATGTCTGTACCATAGATACCACCCACTGTACAGCCTAACTTGAAACAGTTATACTTTATGTCACCCATATTATTAGTAGCAGTAAATGTATTCCTACCTCTGCACTCAGGACAGTCACCTCTGTAACGCTCACCTTCTTTGAGGCCAAGGTCATTGACAAACTGTCTGATGTTAGTCTTCCTAACGTATGCAGTCATCTTACTGTATCCCAATGTTGTTCTGTAAATGTTTTTATTCTATGACAGTTAGCACATAACACTTCGCATTTAGACATTTCAAGTTTTAACTCTTCCTTTCCTTTAGTTCCATTTTTTAACACTGCTTTATGTGCAAGCTTTCCCACCGTATGTTTTTTAAGTGATCTAATTATATGATTAAACTCTAATGCTGAATGATGTTCTTTGTATCCACACTCAGCACAACCTTTAAATAACTTAAACCTTCTTATTATTCTTTGACCTCGCTGATAAGTTTTTCTTTTTCTTTCAGCATCCCAAGTTTTGTATTCTTTAGTCCTAACTCTTTTACTCTTCATCCTTTACTCCTCTCGCTGCTAGTGCCTTGCTTGCACCACTGAATGTGTTGACCATGTATGGCTTGACGGATGCTGTGTTCTTGTGTCCTGTTACCTGCATAATACCTGCCATGTCAACCCCACCCTCCATCATTTCTGTAACAGCAGTACGTCTTAGATCCATAGCTGTAAGTTCACGTGGTAGGTTAGCTTCATCTAGTAATACATTGATAAGGCTAGCTATTTCTTCTTTGTCATAGGGTGTGTAAGCACCAGATCTAGGCTTTACCCTGGGAGCTACGTAATCTTGGAACCCGAAGTCTTCCTTCTGTTGACGCAGCATCGAACACAAACCTTCAGAGATAGGGAGGTGTATCTCTGCATTACGTTTGCTTTGAGTCAGATCAATACGACATTCGTTTAACGTTAAACTATCCCATGTAAGTAAACGTATATCTCCTACACGTTGACCCCAATCGTATGCCATATGAACTATGAGTCCAATGCTGCGCCATCGAAAGTCGCTATAAGCAGTATCAAGAAAAATAGACACTTGTTCACGAGTCCAGTGTACTCTCCTTGGTTTTTCTGCAACCGTTTGCACCAAAGAGATTGGATTGTGAATCATAACATCATGTCGCATGGCATGTTTCCACGCAGCGGAAAGGACACTACGTCTGTAGTTGGCAGTGCGAGTACCAACATTAAGCCATTGCTCATATGCCTGTGTGATGTGTCGAACCTTCAAGTTCTTACAGCGATATACCCCAAGAGTCTTACCCTCTACCTCTGTCAGTACAGTAGCTTGCAGGTGTGTCTCGTAGTCCTTCTGGGAGGAGGATGAAAGCCTACGAAACGTTTCTGAGTGCAAGTAAAAGTCTACTATCTGTGTCAGTGTGGCTGACTGCTTGGGTATATTCTTCATTACCATTTCCTCCTTACCTTCCAATAAGACCATGACCTACTACAATGCCCATCGCCAAGCAATGCGTCTAATGGTCGCACTAGATTAGGTTTGTTATTTCTTTTCCAATCCCAGTTTCTTGCGGAGAAAGTTTGATTTACTTTTCCTCCTAGTATTACGTTTGTTAGTACGCTCATCGCTATCATTATCCTTAGTAGGTAGGTTACCCACCCAATGTGTGACATCATCGAAAGGCGTGTTCGGATTCTCTCCATCCTCAGTCTCCTCTTGCATGTACGATCCACCTATAGATAAAGAATGCAAAGTACGCAACTACTGTTACTATTGGTAGTGAGTGCATTAAAAGTTCGGACACCATAGTTCTCCTTGTTCCTGTTGTTGTATCAAGTCTTCCAACTCTATCTCTTCTAGTCTTGCTTTATCATAGTGACCATCCCAATCATAGTCATCACGCCTACGTCTTGTCTCGTTGATGACACGCTGTATGGGTAGTACTTTACTGATACGCATGGTCTTTCCTCCGTATCTCTACAGTGTGATTAGGAAACGCCTGTTTGTAAATCTCCTCTTTACGTTTGGCTTCCCACAAAGTTTTCAATGTGTAATAGCAATAGCTATCAACCCATACTTCATAACTCATTAGCATACTCCTTTCGTACCATAAGTTTTACTTGATCCCCAACAAACGTCAAGAGGTTTTATCCTACCGTTAGGCAATGCCATGCCTGGGTATCTGTAGTGTGGGTTCTCTTTCAAGAACTCTCGTAGCTCTTCTACTTCCATCTTGCGTTGGACATGCTGTAGCTCTTGGACACACGCTGCTCTACCTGTCCAGTGTTCATGCTTGGACATGCAGTACTTGTGTATCTGATTGGTATCCTCAACCATCGCTAGTAGTAGTTCTATCATTTACCATCTCCAATGCTTTCTTGATTAGTTCTTTACCTTCATCATACTGACCAGTGAATAGCTTATCATAACCCCACCTAAAGTAGGACAATGCGTTGTCATCAACAGTAGTATTTCTAGTTTTATCATACCAGTCAGATACTAGTTGGTCACCATATGGATCAGCACCTGCACCTACTTTGTGAGCATTGAGAAAGCGTAACAAGCTAGGCTTGTCCACTGGTACATCGACAGTCTGATAGTCCTTGCCGCACATCTTACGTGCATCAGCTTGTGTACCTGCCCATACACCGTTAGAGTTTTTGTATAGTTTCATGTCTCTTCCTCTCTTGATTAGTGACACAGTATACACCAGTCACTGGATTGTTGAAACCGACCTGAGCAATCACTTCTATTGCTAACTCCTCTGCATTACTCAGGTCACTTACATACTGCACACAATCATCCTCTGTGTCAAATGTTTTGTTAGGTATAGTAAAAGGATTACCTTGTGTCAGTGCTATTACTATCAGCCACTTCATCTGTACTCTCCTTAAATTTATCTCTAGCTACACCAGTATCCTTAGATAGTCTATCAGCTAAAGCTTTTGCAAGTTCTTTGTTATCACAATCAATAATTATTTCCATTTGTTCCATCTCTTTCTGTTAGGGAATGTTTCTCTATGTAGTCTTTCGTGGTGGTATTCGTAGGCAGTCGAAGGTGCTAGGCTATAGTACCTAGCAGCCTCAGCTACACTACGAAATGTCTTGCCGAATAATCTACACTCCAACTGTTTCTGTATGAGTGTAGGTTCATACTTTATTCGAGCATGAGCATGTAATTCTTTTGGTTGCATTATACTTCCTCTCTTTCAACTATAATACTGTTGTCCATGTAATGACTTTCAACATCAGAAAAATCACATCGCTCTTTTAAGTAAGCTATTCTTTTGTGTGCGTCATTCAGTTGTCCTTGTAAGTCACGCACATTACGCTTGAGTATCTCTATCTCATCAGCCTGGGCAAGTATTATCTTTCTGTTTTTCTCAGCTTCCATTTCATCAGGTAGCATCTTTGTTCTCCCTATATACATTGAGCAAGTTTTAAATATCTTGATATGTACTGCCAGTCCATACGGTCTAGTGCATTAGCTAGTAGGTCATGAGTAAAACCCTGCGTCACTATCATGTAAGGCTCACAGTGTTCCTTGACTAGCATCTCTATGTACTTGGGTGTCAGGTCAACACCATCTGCCAAGCGTTCATCAAACATAGACTTGAATGATGCTATGCATATCTGTTCAACGTGTAGCAACTTTAGTTTCATGTGCTCAACTCCTTCCAGTTGTTTTTCATAAATCGGTAACCATGCCAAGCAGCACTCTCGATTAGTTCCATGACATCTGAAGCTTCCCAATACTCGAATGGTTCCCAAACATTTTCCTTACACCATTCCTCTATCTTATCTTCATCCCAGTCAATAGCCTCAACTGGTAGTTCGTTGGTCAAGAAGTGTGCGCTCATGCTACAGAACAACTTTTCCTTTATTCTCTTTGGGTCATTGTCAAAGTCATACATTAGTCCATTCTCCTCCTTGTATCTACAAGCTTAACTTGTTTTGCTAAGTCTACTCTAGTCTCAAAGTATTCTAGCTCC